GTTCGACGGTTCGGTGATCTGAGGACTCTTGTCCGATTCTGGTGGGGCGGTGTAGCGTCGAACCGCTGAACCGCCCCGCCGGCAGCGTGCGGGGGTCATCCGTGGGTCTTTGCGGAGCTGGCCTAGTCCCCGCACACGCGGGGGTACATAGAAGGAAGCCCACCTCCCGAGGGTGGGCTTCCGGTTTTTCTACTGGAGATGAGGTGCCGGGCCTACCCACCAACCCGACCGCGTACGGACTGACCCGCGTCGACTTCGCCGCACGTCCCATGCGATCCCACCCCCCGGTAGGGACGCACCGTCTAAGACTTACGAGTCGGATAGTCGCTGGTCGTCCACCACGCCGGCGCGCTGGGAGCGTAGGTATGTACAGGCAACGGTTCCGGCCACGGGTAGGTGACTTCTATCCTCGCCTGCCGGCAACGTACGAGCTGACAATGACGATCGCCGCACCGACAACCATCCCTACGACCATCCCGACCAGGTGCTGCCACCACATCATCGGTCATCTGGTAGGAGATTTGCGATCCTCACCGTCGACGCCTTGACCGGCAAACCGAGCTGGCGCCGAAGTTTCACCTTCAACCTGGCGGCTCTCGCTACGTGTCGCGGAACGTCGATGTACCTGGGTTCCTGATCTGCCCGTTGGGCTGGTGCGCTCATTCGGTGCCCCTCTAGCTGGCCTTGGCTTCCGGTGGTTCCGCAGCGATACGCACAGTCTCTTCCTCGTGCGGGATACCGAGCTGGTCCTCCACCTTGAGGCGAAGCCGAGCAAGCGCAACCCGCCGAAGCTGCCGGATCTTCCGATCCTTGTTCATGGTCACTCCGTACCTTCCATCTGCTCGGCAACCAAGATCATCGCCCGTACAAGATTCCGGTCGACCTCTTGCAGTAGTTGAGACTCCAACAGACTGTCTAGTGCCGAGACGCCAGCGTACGACGACCACTCGTCTTCGGACAACATCAGTTCAGTTGCCCACCGGAGCTGCCGCATCGTCTCCTCACGGTGCCGCCACAGGACATCCCTCTCAGCTATCTGGGTAGCCACCCTGGCTGCCGTCTGGGACACCTGGTAGGCCGCCTCTGAGGCTTCGGAGGCTGCATCACGAGCCGCTTCTGCTGCTTCGGTGGCCGATTCTGCTAGCTGCTCGGTGTGTTCACGGGCCGACTTACGGGTGAACCATGTGCCGATGAGGACCATGGCTGCGCCCACGACCACACCTGGCAGGTTTTGTATCCATTGAGTCACGCCAGGAACCCTAGCGTCTGCGCCTTCGCCACCACCTCAGCGGGCACGTCCGCCTCTGCCCCCTCGTCGGTGTGCCCCAGGAAGATCGCCGGGCCTGCTAGCACACCGAACCATGTGTACTGCTGCATCAGCATCGTTGCACGGATGTTGAGGGGCAGATGTTTCAGTAGACCCTCTTCGTCCACGTAGACGTGACAGTCCACAGTGTTCGGACGCAATGCTTCCGGTACGTCGGAAGGAGTGTGCAGCGTCACCGACTCCAACCACCCACCATCCAGGTACCCCTGCAACACGTTCAAGTCAGGTTCAATGTCCACAAGGGACACCCCATCCGAGGTGTGAATGTCACCGTCCAATGGGGACACCGGTATGAACAACATCTGCACAGTCATACGCAGACGCTAACGAACATCAACGGCGAACCACCATGATCAACGCGATAACAATCAAGGCCACAGTCTGCAAGATCAGCAGCATCAACGGCGTGTCCATGGCGGCACCTCCGGTCAGTCAACAGGTCCACCACCATCATCCGCCGGCGGGGCCGTCTCAGCCAGCAACACGCACACCCGCTGATGGCTGATACCCAACAGCCGCCCCGTTTCCACCCTCGTCAAACCGTGCTCGTGCACCATCTGCCGGGCAGACCGCCGCAACGCCAACCCCAAGCGTTCATTCGCCGCCGTCTTGGCTGCCCTGGCACGGGCCACGTCACGCACTAGCCACGCCACCGTACGTTCCGGTGCCTCAGCCATTGTCAGTCATAGCATTCAACAGCTCAGCAACCGCGCCGTCAGCCTGCTCGGCGTCACGAACCGATGCCACGTAGGCGTGGAACGCAGCCACCGTCGCGCCGATCTCGGCGGCCAGGTCATGGGTCTCATCGTGGGCAGGTATGAACCGGCCCATGAACACCGTGTGCGCGGCGATGGCCGCGTAGTCCCTAGACATCTCGTCTCCTCTGCCCGTACGAGTCCAGCACCTCAAGCGCCGTCTGCCGCGCGTACTCCTCCCCGTAGTACCCCCAGCAGGAGTCGACCGGTTCCCACGTCATCATCGTGATGTCGCGACCATCCGTCCGCTGCCACGTCACCTCCTCCTCGATCACGAACCCCCACACGTCACCCTCGCACCACGCCAGGAACTCGGCCATGGTCGACGTTGTGCGGGGTGTCGCACCCTGTGCGGCCAACCATGCCGCCGTCTCTGCCGTCTGGTCCACAGATTCCCGCCAGTCCGCAGAGTCGAACGTCACGAAATCCATGTGATCTGTCGACCGCCACTCCACTGACGTCGTGCCGTGAAACATCCGCAGGTACCGCTCAAACAGATCAGTGTCGTTGTGCCACCGCAGCAACGCCGCCACGATGGTCGGCGGCACCCTGTACGGCGTGATCTCCGTGACCTGGCGGGCGTGCAGGCCCTCCCGGTAGGACCACGCCAGGATCGGCGTGCTGCCTTCGTCGTAGGGCGGCTCAGCGTCTTCGTCTAGCACGATGACCGCCCGCCACCCGTCCCGCGTCTTGATCACTTCCCGTTCGCTCATAGTGTCTTCCCTCGCTCAGCTGGTCGGATTCTGAAAGTAATAGGACGTGCCGTTGTACCGCTCCGAGTAGTAATCGAACATCAACTCACGCGCCGCCCACGCCCAGTCGATGCACCCATACGGCCAAACGGTCTCTGGATCACTCCCCCGCGTCTCCACCCACACTTCCCGAGCGAAATCCTCGTCCGAGTCTGCCGTACCCGCCTGGGTATCTTCGATCTCCGCCAGGTCGACGGCGTCCGGGTCGGTCACCCCGTGGTACCGGATCCACGCCACCACCACGTCAACGTCCACGTACGCGCTCGCGGCCCGGTCCATCAGATCCGCCCACGCCACCGCTTCCATCGGAGACATCTCCTGTGACACGGGCATGCCGTCGGTGTCCATCACCCACAGTTCCTCATGCGCCACCGGCGCCTTAGGGCACCTGTACGACTCGGCATCAGCCGCGTCCAACCACTCCCCGGTGAGCGTGCCGCCGTTGTAACAGGCCAGACATCCCACCCACACCTTGAGTTCCACAAGCAATCTCCCTCGTCTACTTACGGGGGCCTCTCCAAGCCCCGGTGGACTACCGTGCTGGAAGTCCATGGCACCGACCGGACATCAAACCCCGTCCGGCCAGCACCACGGCCCACCAGAACTATTTGCCGGCGATACGGATGGGCATGATGACCCCCCGGAAGTCTTCACCAATCGTTACCAACACAGGTTTGACCGGGCCACTAAAGTGCAACGTCATACGCTCATGCTTACTGCGTGGAACCTTCGCAAACAGTGTCAGATACTGCGGGTCAACCATGATTGGCCCATCCAAACCGGTGAGCTTCGACTCGTCCGGTAGTAGGCGGTCGATTTTAGGGGTGTCCCCGATTCGTCACCGAGATAGTGACTCCACCACACCTGCCCCCCGTGCCAGGCATGACAGACTCACGACCTAGGCATCGGCTTGAGTAGTTCCATGATCTCTTGCACCTCTTCCCTGTTCTGGTCCGCGCGGATGATGTCCCGCAGGTCATGACTCCATCTCCATGTCATATGCCCACACGTTGAACCGTTCGGCGTGCGTTTCCAGCCATGCCCGCTCCGCCGGCGGGTAGGACTCCCCGTGCTCAGTCACCTGCCCGCACTCATACGTGGCACCCAGAAACCCTGCCAACGTGACAACCATCTCCATGAGGTCCGGCACCTGACCTGTTGCCGGCCCGCAGAGGTCGGCGCCAGTGATCTTGACCTCCCCTTCCTCCATCACCTGATACGCAAACCGCGCACGGCTCCCGTAGTCGTCACGCTCCATGCCCACCCACTCCATCCGGATGGACATGGATGGGTCGTCCATCATCATCTGCGGCACGCTCACAAGCAGCGCCCGGTCATGCTCCATAGCAGCCACGTTCATGCCCCCAGAATCGCAGCGGAGAAACGCTCGCCGCCCGTACCCTCGCCGCACCCATCGCAGCGGTCCCACATGAATCCCAGGTCATCCTCGCCACCCGCCACCAGGTGCGTCACGTCCTCCGCTCCCCAGGTGCGGAGCTGACCTGCCCACGTACTGCACGCTTCATCGGCGCACCGTGAGCACTCCCCGTTGACGATCATGTGAAGGCAGTCGATGCAGACTGCCAGATTGTCGACTTTGATCCTCATGTCCGTTTTCTCCTGGTCTGTGGTGGTGTGGCCTGGTCCGGTCCGGACTAGGCGGGGCGTGCCACCGTGCGAGACGGTGACCACCCTGCCCGCCCGGTCAGTCCTCGAAGACCCACGGGCGCCCCGACAGGCGCGCTCCAAACCTTGACCGGAGTTCGTCCATCGCATCGGCGACCGCGTCACCCCGACTGGGGAACCGTGCGAGCGTGCGGTGGGCTTGGCCGATCATGTGACCGGAGTACCGGTCGAATCCCTGCACGGTGATTGTGGTGGTCATGGTGTGTCCTCTCACCAATCGTTCGCGGTGCAGAATCCGGTGTGGCTCTGCGGATCGAACCCACAACGCGTGTGGTCACACGGCACGTAGACATCAGGCTTACGCTTTGTCCATGCCCACTCCACTGGTGGAGCACCAGCAGTCAGCTCCTCGCAACGCGGGCAACCCGCCTCCCGGCGGCCGAAGTTCGGACCGTGGTTATGCTTCGTAGCCATCTGCATTCCCCTCCCATTCACTCCGTTTGCAACGCTCCGTTGCATGTCACTACCCTGACACACCCCACCCCCCACCACCATCACCTAGTCGAGTGAATCGTGAACCGGTAGACGTGACGATGCAACTACGGATTGCAACGGTGATCGGCCTTTCGTCGCGTCCTAGGTGTGCAAGGAGGGCGGTCGGCGAAGTAGCAGAATACTTCGACAGCGTGAACCTACGCTCACGTAGCGTGTTTTCCCAGGTCAGCGTGGTAGACAAAGGAGGCATGCCCGGCGTGACCGTCTCACCGTGATGAAACGGACAATAACGTTCGACCCGGGCATGCTTAATTCCTTGATCATCTTTACTCTCTACTCCGCTCACGGTTTTTTCGCAAAAAAGGGGGTAGGGGTTGGTGTTGAGGGTATGCCGTTGTGGGGTGTTTGGGGGTGTGGGTTGGGTTGCGGGGTTGGGGTGTGTACTGTAGGGTGCCGTGGGGAGGGGGGTAGGGGGGAGGGGCTTGTTGCCGTCGTCGCCCACTCCCTTGGGTGTTGAAGAAAAAGAAGAGCTTGTTACCCTCCTTCCTCTTGTGGAGGGTTCGGGTCGGAGGCCCGAAGGGGCCTCAGCTCCTTCTCTTCTTCACAACCTCTCTTCGTTCGGTTGTTCAGTCGTTCAGTCGCTTCGGCCGGCGGGGAAAGTGAAAAGTTTGGTGTCACCGGGAATGTTGTTTCCGGTGACGTTTTTGTGTGTTTGTTTGTGCCGGTGGAGTTAGCTGGTTGCGGTGGGTGTGGTGGTGTGTGGTTGGGGTTGGTTGTGGGTGTGGTGTTGGTGGGGTGTGTACCGGTAGAGGGTTGGTACGCTGCGTTCGTCGCGCGCGTGGGCGTGTGTGGGAGGGGGTTGGGGTTGTGGTGAATTTGAAGTCTGGGGTGATGTCTACGGCTGAGGCGAAGGATGTGGTGTTGGGGAGGTTGTTGGATAATTGTTCGGTGGCGGTGGCGTGTAAGGCTGCGCAGCGTTCGGTGAATACGTATCGGTATTGGTTGAAGTATGATGTTGAGTTTCGTGATGCGGTGCGTACGTTGCGGTCGACGAAGTCGAATCCTGGTCCGTTGGGTCCGCCGGATCCTGGGGATTTTGAGGTGTTTCGGCGTAGGTTTTTGAATTCTCGGACGTTTACGCATCAGATGCAGTGGGTTGATCTTCTTGAGGGTCGTGAGCCGAGGGGTTTGCATCCGTCGACTATTTATGAGCGTGGGCATTTGAATAGGTTGTTGATCAATACGCCTCCTAATCATGCGAAGTCGACGACGTTGACGATGGATTATCCGGTGTTTCGGATTTGTAGGAATCCGGCGGTGCAGATTATTATTGTCAGTAAGACTCAGCAGCAGGCGAAGAAGTATTTGTATGGGATCAAGCAAAGACTTACGCATCCTCGGTTTGCGAGGTTGCAGGCGACGTTTGCTCCGGCGGAGGGTTTTCGTGCGGCGGCGGATCAGTGGACGGCGGACAAGATTTATTTGCGGAGGGATTCGGATCAGAAGGATCCGACGGTGGAGGCGTTGGGTTTGGGTGGGCAGATTTATGGTTCGAGGGCTGATTTGATTATTTGTGATGATGTGGTGACGTTGGCTAATGCGCATGAGTTCGAGAAGCAGATGGATTGGTTGCGTCAGGAGGTGGCGTCGAGGTTTGGTGCGAATGGGTGTTTGTTGGTGGTGGGGACGAAGGTGGCGCCGAAGGATTTGTATTCGGAGTTGCGGAACCCGGAGCACTATACGACGGGGGTGTCGCCGTACACGCGTCTGGCGCAGCCGGCGGTGTTGGAGATGGCGGAGAATCAGCAGGAGTGGGTGACTCTGTGGCCGCGTTCGGATGTGCCGTTTGATCCGGAGCGGCATGAGGTGCCGGATGGGGACAATTTGTATCCGCGGTGGACTCCGGAGCGGTTGCATGAGGTGCGTAATGAGCAGGGCCCGAAAAAGTGGTCGCTGGTGTACATGCAGCAGGAGCTTTCGGATGATGCGGTGTTTGATGCGGAGAGGGTGCGGGGGTCGCGGAATCAGTTCCGGCGCCCTGGCCGGTTGCAGGCGGGGAAGCGTGGGCAGCGGGACTCTGGCATGGATGGTTTGTTTGTGATTGCTGGTTTGGATCCGGCGATGGTGGGTGACACGGCGATTGTGGTGTTGGGTGTGGACCGCCTGACACGGATGCGGTATGTGCTGGATGTGCGGGTGAAGACCGGTGCTGGGGCGCGGTGGATCCGTGAGCAGATCCGTGAGGTGACGGAGTTGCTGAGTGTGAACGAGTGGCGGGTGGAGAAGAATGCGTTCCAAGGGTTTCTGACGCAGGACCCAGAAATTAACGAGTGGCTTGCCAGTCAGGGTGTGGTGTTGCAGGAGCATCACACGGGCCGAAACAAGTGGGACGCGGACTACGGGGTGGCGTCGATGGCGTTGTTGTTCGATCAGGGTTTGATCGAGTTGCCGACGACGACGCAGTTCGTGGCGGGGCAGACGTTGGTGGAGCAGTTGGTGACGTGGGCGCCGGAGACGCGGAACAAGACGGACTGTGTGATGGCGTTGTGGTTCGCGGAGATCAGGGCCCGTGAGGTGATCCGCACCCAGATCCACCGCACATCGAGTTATCTGGCGAACCCGTTCTTGTCGAAGAACCGTAAGAAAGAGCAGACTGTGGTCAACTTGCACGAGTGGACCCGCAGCGCGGGGTGAGGAGTCCGAGGGTCCT